AAGATCCGTCACTATGATCATCAGTATTCAGAATGGCTGTGTGTTCGTGAATCAATTCGTGTAACAACAGTTAAGCCATCAGGATCTGTTTCAATTCTTTCTGGCGCAACTCCTGGAGTTCACTGGGGTCCTGGAGGAAACTTCTTCCTTCGTGCAGTTCGATTTGGAAACACAGACCCAATGATGCACTTGTTCAAAGCAGCAGGGTACACAATTGAAGACGACGTAGTATCAGCAAACACATCAGTAGTTTATTTCCCAATCAAGTCAGGTCACCCAAGATCTGAGAAGGATGTAACATTGTTTGAAAAGATTGCACTTGCTGCAACTGCTCAGAAGTATTGGTCTGACAATGGTGTTTCTGTAACTCTTTCATTTGATAAGGAAACAGAATCAAAGCATGTTGTTCCAGCGCTACATATGTACGAGGGACAATTAAAGGCAGTATCATTCCTTCCAATGGGAAACACCGTTTATCCTCAGCAGCCATATACTCAAATTACTGAAGAAGAATATGAGTCATATATTGGCAAGTTGAAGCACATTGACTTCGGTGCAATTTACGATGGTGTAGATAATCTTGAGGCTCAAGGTGAATCATACTGCACTACAGACTACTGTGAAATTAAAATAAACAAGTAGTCTTCTGTGGTAAAATAGACCTATAATGTCTAATCCATCAAACCTATATGCAGAAAAAGTCTTTGCTGAGCATCCGACTGGTCTATGGGCATTGGATGACAAGTCAGACTATGTTTCCCTTATTTCAGAAAACCAGAGAAATCTTATAAACTGGACTGTTACTGGTGGAACATTTATTGAGTACCAAGAGTCAGTAGATGAGCCATTTACATCTAGTTATGTTGGTAAAATAACTGCCATACCAACAGATAGTGAATCAGCATCTATTGTTGCAATAAGCGAAAACATTATAAATTTAAATGAATTAAATGAATATTTAAGAACGTTTTCAGTTGCAGGATATTTTTATTCTGAAAGTGCTTATATTGCTGGTTTTGAAATTGGATATCAGTATACCGACACTACAAGTGGTCAAGACATAACTAATTTAAAAAATTATGACACAGTTATAAACAATAGTTGGATTTTTATATCAGAAACTTTTGATACTCCTCCAGACAATACAGATTTAAGACTTGTTTTTAAAATAAATTTTATTGGAGGATCAGAGACAGAGGATGTGTTTTTTGTTAATGGAATAAGTATTGGGCAATGGTCAGAAGAGTTTGCGTCAACATCTCTTGGGGTTGATCCAATAGACATTCCTTCTTCAATTTCACTTGCACCACAAAAAGCAATTGTTGCAAAGTGCTATGGACTACAAGAACTAGATGGGTACTATTTAGTTTCTGATAACATGATTAAAGCAAAGAATTCTGGAATCCCAATTGTTTATGGAACATCAGGAATCACAACTATGTATCCAAATGCAGATATTCCATCACTGATAATTCCTGGCGTTGGGCTTTTAAATGAGTCTGGGAAATTTAGACAGTATACTTTTGAGGCTTGGATAAGAATAAACTCATACAGCAATGATAAAAAAAGAATAGTTGGCCCTGTTTCATCAGAAGATGGAATCTATGTAGACGGTCCATCGATAGGTTTAAAAATAGGAAATAATTATGGAGCATACTACGTTGGCGAATGGACAAGGCCAATGCTTGTTCATATGCGTGTTGGAAAAGATACATCCTCTCTTCTTATAAATGGACAAGAAGTTATATCTTTAAACTATATAACAGAATCACTTTCTTTGCCATCTATGCTAGATGAAAACGGCAAAGATCAAGATTGGATAGGGTTCTACGCACACGACGACATATATCCCATAGAGGTTGATTGTATTGGAATTTATCCATACACAGTCTCATCAGCACTAGCAAAAAGAAGATTTGTATTTGGTCAGGGTGTAGATATTCCAGAAAACATTAATACATCTTATAGTGGAACTTCTGTTTTTATTGATTATTCTTTTGCAGACTACACATCAAATTATTCTTATCCAGGTATTGGTTCTTGGTCTCAAGGCTTTAATGATAATACATCAATAGTAAATAGATCACTTTCTGTTCTACCTCATCCGCTTCCAAAGATAGTCTTGTCATCAAAAACAGAAGAAGAACTTCTGTTAGATTGCAAACTAATTCAAACTTCAGATACAAGAGATTTCTTTTCTTTTAGACCAAATTCTTCTTGGAGTCAAGTTTCTGCATATATGTTTTTTGAAAACTTTGACTTTATAAATACTCCTGTTTCCGCATTTTATGGATGCTTTAGATTGCCACAAACATCATCATCAGTACAAACTTTGTTTAGAATTGAAAAAGAAAACACAAATAGTTATTTCTTGATACAACTTTTAAACAATCAAATATCTTATATAATAAACTATAATGGAATTTCAGAAACAATTTACTCTCCTTTAGTTGCAGAGCCAGGAGAGTTGGTAGATATAGGCCTTAATATTCCATCATTTGTTTCAAGATTTGGAAATCCAGCATCAGACTTTTTTGGATCATTATCAGATTTAAGAATGTATGTTGGTGGAGATAAAAACGGAACATCAACATTTACTGGAAAAATATATAGCATTGGGCTATGCACAAAGTATAACTTTCAAAAGATTAGGTCTTTGTTTAACGAAATAGGCGTTCCAGTTTGGAACGAAGATCTCTTTGCTATTTATCAAAATAATCAATTGATAAATGTAGACGGAGGAATTGATACAACATCTATGCCACCTTACGGAGGAATAACAGACACAGCAAATGGAGCAATTTCTGGCGGTGGGGTATTTATTCTTGACGAGGACTATCTTGTTGATCATGTTGCAAGTTATACACTTGTACCAGATACAGTTTTTGATACATATAAACTTACAGTGTCTTCAAGTGCTTATTGGGAAGATCAACTGCCACTAACATATTTTGCAGAGTCTGTTCTAGACAAAAGAGGCGATCAGTACTTTGATCTTGACTTCATACAGTTTAATGTCGATTACCCTGTAACATCAAAAACTATAGCAATAGAGACAGATCCAGAAAGTTGGACATATGCAGAGTTAGCAAACGAGTACGGTGTGCCATTTCAAAGAACATATACTTCTTTGGACAATTACTTGTTTACTGGATATAACGATTACGAAGATTTGAAAAACAAGATTTCAAAAGATTACAGATATGATACAGATGGTGCACTTGTAAAAACATATGTAACTTTTCAGTATACAGAATTGGGGGCAAACCAAACTTATTTTTATTTTACAAAAACAGAAAGACCGTCTAGAGATGGAGTCCTTGTTCCTGGATCAGACTGGATGACAACAAAATATGAGGTTGTGGATAATATGATTATATATCCACCAAAAGGTGTAGACTTTAATGATTTATCAATTGTGACGCATATTGAAATAAATGTCAAAGATTCGGAAGTTAATAATGTTGAAATTAAAAAACTTTCTTATGCATCTCAAGCACTTAATGAGTCGGACTCTAGTCCAATAGGAACAAGATTTGGAACACCCATATACCCATATACTAAGACTGGAATTTATTATGACTTTAAAAAAGACAATCCATTTTCAATTTATACAGGATCATCCCCATATCTCTATTTAACAAAAACAAGTGGAATTCAGTTAAAAGGAAAATATGATCCACATGTAAATCGTGGCCTTTTGATTCCAGTAAATGAAAGCAGGGCTGAAGGATTTAAGATCATAGCAATGCAGATGGCAGTAAGATTTGATGGAGACTACTTTCCATATGCACCAACACAAATATTTGAAATACAAAGTAAAGATTCTTATATAAAGTTTTATATGGTTGCCAGCGATCCTACTGGAAGAAGAGCAAAAATTTATGCAATAGATGCAAGAACAGGCCTTGTTCAAAATGGTATTGGTTTTTATTGGAATGGTAAAATTGTAAAAGAGCCAGTTCTTACTCTACAAGAGTGGGGATTCCTTGGAATCAACTTTTCAAACAGTCTTAACTTTTCATTTTTTGAGGGTGCGGTAAGACTAACAGGTCCATTATTGTTTAATAGCATATCCTATTATCAGTCTACGAATTTACAAGAAGTCCAGAGTATATCTGAAAGACCTTGGTTTAGAGTAAAGGTTCTTGGATCTTACGGTCTTGACTGGGAATTTTGGGATAATGGCTCATTTAACTGGAACAAAGTCCTTGTTTTGTCAGAAACTAGTTATTATGGGGTAAACCCATCAGACGTATATAAGAGTTATACAGGAACAAATAAGATTATTGTAGATGATAGTCGACCAATTAGTATTGGGCAATACTCTTATACTGTGTTTACTGACATAAATTGGAATCAGTTCGTACAAGATCCAGTATGATATGGTATACTTATGGATATGGATTCACTAATAGACCCAAAAACTGGTCAACCAATTGTAAAAAATGTTAGACGACAAGTCATTGAAAAGAACTATGACTGGGGCCTTTATGTGTACAAGAAGGCAAATGGTAAATGGTTTACAGATGGAAATGGCTCAGTGCTTAATATTCCCTCAGACAAAAATGACATTTCTAGAATTGCAGAATTAAAAAAGACTGCAATGTATTATGGTGATCCAGGAGACGGTACATGCGTATTTGTACCAGGTTTGACAAGAGTAAGCGAAGAAGAATACTCAGAGCAAGTTGACAGATTAAAGGCTGGACTTATTCCTTCTCTAAACGATCTTGGCGCTGTTCAGGCAGCAAAAGATACTATTGCTAAATATGGAGACGAGGACTAATCATGCAAGATAATGAATACGAAATCGGTGCAAGAATTGATGAAGCAGCAAAGAAAGACGATACGTTTGCAAAGTCTGATCCATTTAATGGCAACTGGGAAACGTTAAAAACTTTAGATGGTTTGGATGCAAACTTTAAAAGACGTACAAGCAGAATGTCAACCAAAATGGTTGAGCCAACAACACAATACACAACTGCAGCACTTGCTGGAAAAAGCGGTATTGATGGAGCACAGTCAAAAGAGATAAACCCAGGACTAGTGTATGTAAATGGCTACGGAATGTTTGACGTAATTACACCACCATGGAATCTTTATGAATTAGCAAACTATTACGACACATCATTTGCAAACCACGCAGCAATTGATGCAAAAGTTGAAAACATTGTTGGTCTTGGTTACGAGTTCAAAGTTTCTCCAAGAACAATGATGAGACTAGAGGCATCAGAAGATAATAGTGCAACACAGAAGGCACGAAAGAGAATTGAAAGAGCAAAGATTGAGATGCGTGATTGGTTAGAAAGCCTAAATGACGATGACTCTTTTACAGCCACA